GTCGGTACACTTTGACGAGCCCAAGAGCCTAGCCAAGCTCAAGGGTAGGATGCAACATAAGCCGGTATGTAGATCTCTGCACATGGCGAAGAAACTGTAATCTTAACATTATTCATAATTAATTGTTATGGTTGAAGACTCAGACACCTTATGGTCTAGTATAAACCAAGGTGTGATCCTCAATGTACAAAGCGTTTCTATCAGCATTATCGTATCTAACAAGACTACGGTTATAATCCACGATTAAATCTATATTTGGTGGAGTCGGAATAGCAATCCCGTAATTACGATCAAGTATATCAGCATATTCAGCCTCAATCTGTGGTTCATCATTAAATCCGATGACAAATTCGATCTTATTGATGACTGGTCCTGACTTAGTGACTGATATGACTTCATTCTTCAAATAAGAATTGAAGTTACCGTTCTTAAATTCAAGTGTATACTGAAAAGGAACTCCGGTAACAATCACTCCCCTGCTTATTTGCCGAGCGAAATCTCTTGACAACATCAACTCGTGGTAGGTGATACTTGGGTAAGTTTCGACGGGCATAGTGGCTACGAATGGAGACCGTCTGAACACGTTATCGAATCTAGCATCACGAACAATACCAGCATTACTTGGATAAATCAGAATACTGTAAGTAATTCCAAAAGCACCCAAGTTATTCCTCAATATGTTAATGACACCATCAGTGATCTCAGCCAGGGGTTCATTAATTACGTCATGCTGTTGTTTACGTATCATCTCGTACAAGAGGTGTTTATAGCCTTCTTTACCACTGAGTTGAGCAGCTGCAAGTAATGATTCCATAGTACGACTGATGTAATTGTACTTGCTTGAGTCATTCCAACACTCATCGATAACTCGGGACATCCCATTGACATATGACATGATCGGTGCTTCTTCTGGCCTTTCAACCCTCATTATGGAACGGGCCATGATCAGAGTACGGTCTATATCATTAGCCAAGTCTTCATACTGTTTGAGGTTTTCCCAAGCCATGGTATCAATGCTATCGTACAGACTAGGTGTCATACTCAAGGGACTCAGAGACAAGAAATAGGAAACAACTTGAATCGATGATACTTTATAACCACCTCTTGAATAGTCAAGTCCGGTAGCCAAAGCATTAGGCAGTCCACCACGGACACGACTGATGACATCATTGTATGAACTTACTGATTTCATGATTAGAGTATAAGCCGAACTGATTGTGGTTGACATCAAAGTACCAAGTTGATTACTGTTGCCGACACGCCATCTATTATTGGACATATTACTGATGATGTTTGACAAATCCCTCATGGTGTGTTGACGATCGGAATTACAATTGAAAGCTCCGTTGTAAAGACCAGGTTCTCCATCAGACATGATCGGTGAATACCTAACTCGAAATTGAACAGGTGTGTTACGTTCGACGAAGGGCCAAGAAGCCATACGTAGTTCATTTCTCAGTTGAGCGGGATCAGTCCATGGTAATGCGTCAATCGGTCTGTTCTTAATGAAACTGGCTATCGTCAGCAGAGAGGATGTGTAGCTGGAGTCGGTAATATTGTCCTCACCTATAAATAGCAGGTAAAATGTTGCCGCCATACAATCAATAATGTTCGGAATTTGACCATATTCAACATCAAGCTTAAAATTCTTGAACATACTAGCCATGATGATGTACGTACGTACCTTCTCATTGCTACTCAGATCAAGTGAAGCTAGAAGTTGATTGGCATAAGAGGAACGGCTGATTGATACGTTGTTGTCAGAACTTATAAGTTGTTGAATACTACCAGTTGTTACGATTTCAGACTTAACGATAGCAAGTTCCCGAGTTATCAGAGGAAGAAAATATTCCGAACATTCACGCTTAAGTAGTTCGATCAGTACACGGAGTGATCCATGCCTAGGTTGATAATAAACATATCCACGATGCAATTCTAGTCCGGAATATTCTTTCAATCGGTAGTTGGCTGGAATCTCAGCTCTAAGCAATTCCATGTAATCAGTCAACTTAATGATGTTTCGGCCCCACACTCTAGCTCCCAATTGTATAATACTATTCTTGATACGTCCATCAAAGCAAGAAGTGACACTACGTCCATCACGATTATCAACGATAAGAGCTGATCTCATTATAGCCATAACTTCAGCCGGCATAAGACGCGCTTCATTACTGTAATTACGCTTGGCATTTAGAGCGTCGACTATCTGAGAGTAGCTAAGACCGTCCTTCGTGAACTTGGTTCCCGGTTCAAAAGGCTGAGTGACATAGTTTCCCTGTGAGTCAAGAACGACAGGATCGTCTAGCTGATAAGTTCTTATCAATCTGGAGGCCAACATAGCTAACTGAACAGTGAGTTCTACTGAATTAAGTATCTCTATGAATGGGAATCTTTCTAGAATAATTGATTCACGACCCAGACTAGATGTGATGATCTCCAGGTTGGTAGGACCTATTTCAAGCTTTCTGATTTTACGAGTATCCTTCTTAAGCTCTTTGATTACATTTGGAGTCTGCCTTGTCATAGCCATCAGAACCTGATGTTGCGCATCAATACTAGCCTGATCAACACCTCGAGAAATATCAACTTGAACCTCACGCGTCGGCATGTCTTTAGCCATGCCATCAGACATTGCGGCTCTGAGCTTGTCAACTACTTCAGTTTGATTCTTAGTCGTCATTGGATCAGTAACCATCGTAGCCAAACGCCCCGCTACAACAGTAGTGTCAGCAGGAATTTTAAGTTCGGCTGGTGGAAGATTACCCTCCTTAACGGCGTTATCTCTATCTGCGGGCTGTGGACCAGCTACATCTTTATACTGTATACTCGACGTTGCGATGCTTCCCAGAATTGGATCTGTATTACGTGGAACTTCTCTGATAGCTAGCGCTGCCATCAATGAATCAAAAGCCTCTTTCCCCATAACCGACATGAGTCGGGAATGGCTGACAGAGCCTGAATCTTCAACGACATTCTCTTCTTTCTTTGCTGCGTTTTGCTTGTTCTTCTTCATGTTAGATCTACGGTTACGCGAGCTCATCCTAACAAAAATAAC